TTGACGGTATGTTTTCCCTTGGATGATCCCTTGGGCGAATGCCACTTGAGAGACCGTTAACGGTTGGATTCTTTTTCTCTCTTCTGTCCCTACAGGCTTTCCATCTAACCGCACTCTAGGTGGGTCTGCCTTGAGTGCTGACTGCTCCGCTACGCTCAGTTCACCCAGCGATTGATCATCCTCAATTTGATAATCCTCATCATCCTGATTAGCCTGCTCCAGTGCCGCCAAGTACTCGTCTTTGGTAGTCTTGTTCATGCGTTTAAACCCTGTTTATACAATTGACAATAATCCCAGCCATGCACTGTATGCATCACCAGCACTGTTCGCATTATCAGCGCCCATCAATGCCCTGTCAATGACTTATCCACAGGTTATTGTTATCCACAATATCCACAGGACACCCAGTTATCCACAATCTATCCCCAACTTTGTTCTTTTGTAATCCATCGCCATTACATGGCATCAGTAATCAATGGTATTTGAAACCTTTTAGATTAATCCCCTGTGGTTTTATACATGGCTCTAGAATCGATCAGAACATACCTAGAATCGATTTGACCTTGAATCAATACCAAGCCCTACCCCAAATCAACAATTGCTAAAAACAGCCTTAAAACGCTTTTAAATGCCATGTTACCTTTTGTTTCCAATAAGCCCAACTGACCCCTGTTTTCCACTAGCACTCTCTTAGAAGTCGCCGCTCTAATATAGATACGCACTTCACCCAGCACTCAGCTAATAACCCCACACTTCAGTCAAGCATATATCACCCATACTTGTGCAAGTGATATCACTATGGTCAAATGCGAATTCACCCATATTGGTGATTTTTAAAAGGACTTCAAAATGAATAGAGAAGATTGGTTGATGGATGCAGTGAGCGAGTTAAGACCGCTCTTTTCCCACTATGGTGAGAGCCTGCCTCTTGCCATCAAGGTGAGCGCAGGCATACCAAGCACTGCCAAGCGCTCAGGCGCTATCGGTGAATGCTGGGCAGACACTACCTCAAGCGATGGTTCGTTCAACATCTTCATTAGCCCCACACTTGAAGACCCTGTGCAAATCTTTGAGACCCTTGTGCATGAGTTATGCCATGCCACTGCTGGAGCAATGAATCATGGGGTCAACTTTCAGCGTGTCGCTGATGCCATGCACTTGATCCCTGTCGGGGCAGGCTCTGCCCCTTACAAAGCCACTAAGGGCAACCTTAAGTTCATGGATGTATATGGCTCAATTATCAACAGTCTTGGCGAGTACCCGCATGGCGCACTGACCATGACTACACGCAAAAAACAAGGCACTCGCATGATGTTGGCGCTCTGCCCCAAGTGTGGTTTTAAGGTGCGCCTTACCCAGCACTGGGCAGACAAGGGACTGCCCACTTGTGGCACAAGAATGCCCAATGGCATTGAAGTGTGCAATGCAAAATTCATCTTGGCATAAGGGGAACACCATGAGCAAGCAAATCATTTTCGACAAAATCTTTACCCTGCCCACAATTGTGGTGAGCCAAGCTTATCAAAAGCACATTGATAGCGTCCACGCTTTACCCAACAAGGCAGTCGCCGCCGAGCGCCTCGCCGAGGCAGTAGTGGCAGGCAAAATCAGCATCGATGACTGTATCGGTCAAGCCACTGTCGCCGTTCAATCATCCTCGCACGATACCGCCAAGGTTGATGCCGCCGCCCAAGCCGCCTCTCGGGCTGAGTCGGTTGCCCTTGATGCCCTCAAGCAAGCCAAAACCTCGGCATCAATTGCCAATGCATTCCATGAGCAAACCAAGGAATTGGATGATGCCCTGTTCATTGCGAATGATCGCATTGATCAACTCAAGCAGTCGGTTGATGCCATCGCCAAGCAGGCAGTGGTTGATCCCGCCTTGGTCAACCTTGCAGTCACCCAAGCAGTCGCTGATGCGTTTAAACCGTTCAAGCAGGCAGTCGAGGATGCTGGGGCTCAGGACGTTATCGGTTCACTGGTCGCCGCCACTGTCGTGGCATCTAAGCCCTGCATCGATGTATTCGGAGTTGACTTGAAAGATGCCAAGGGCAACCCTGTGATAGTTGACATTTGGGATCACGCAAACGCACCTTTAATCGATGACACGTTCATTTGGACTGAGACAATCCTGCGCCACTTGATTCAATCCCAGCGCACTGGTGAAAATGTGTGGTTTGGGGGCGACAAGGGTACAGGCAAGACCATGACCGCCCAGCAGTTTGCGGCTCGCACTGGTCGCAATTTTGTTCGCATCAATTTTGAAAAGCATACCGAGCCTGCTCACTATCTTGGCGACACTGGGTACGATCCAACCACAGGCACTCAGTTCCAACCAAGGGACTTCCTGACCGCCTTTACAAGCCCATCAACGGTCATTCTGTTGGACGAGTTAACCAATGCCGCCGCTGGTAATTTAGCCCCCTTAAACGGTCTCTTAGAGCCTCGGAGCGCTGTTAACTACGGCGGCTCAGTGTGGAGACGAGCCCTTGGGGTATTGGTCTTCACTGCCGACAATACCTTGGGCAATGGCGATGACACTGGTCGGTATGCCGACACTCGGTGCATGAATTCATCCCTCGTTGACCGCTTTGCCCGAGTCGTTCACTTTGACTTCTTACCCCTTGAAAAAGAAGTTGAGGCAGTGGTCAACCACACTGGGTGCAAGCCCGAGTTGGCAAGGCACGTTCTTAAGGCAGTCCATGTCGCTCGTACCAAGGTCGCCACTGGGGATGTTGTCGATGCCCCATCGATTCGATGCGTTCTCGCATTCATCCGCTCGCTCGACATGATGAGCGTCAACGAGGCATGGGAGTCAACCATTGTCGCCAAGCAACCCGCCGAGTCCCATGCCGCCATTGAAGCGATCAAGCAAGCCTGCATTGATCCATCATTCATCGCCAACAACATTTGAGGTCAACATGACAACCGCTAAACCCATCACCCAAATTCAACAAATGCTTGGTCGCCGCTCAGTGCGTGGCTACCAGTTCCGCTCTGCCATCGACTCGTTCTTTCACCATGCCGCTCAAGCGCTGGGTGTAAAGCATCCTCGCCTGATTTGGTGCATTGGCACACAAACCGCTTGCGTCAACGCAAAGGGAGTGGTCAAGGTCGCCAACATCCAAGATGATGCAGTGATCACCCAAGCAACCATGATCAAGTATGTCGGGTTCATCATCCATGAATTACTTCATTCCAAGTACACCGACTTCAACGTGCAATCACCCATCGATTATGTTCAGCGCCTGCACAATGCAGTCGAGGATGCATTCATCGAACACGCTGGGATCACCGCCAACTTGCTGGGCAACATCACTGGTGTACTGACAACCTTGATCGATGACATGGTTGATCAAGCCCTTGCCGCCAAGGTTGATTGGACTAACCCCGCTCAGTACCCCTTTGCCCTCGCCGTGTACTGCCGCCGTCATGCGACTCAAAAAGTGCCTGTCGCACTGGGACTCAAGCCCATATTCGATGAAGCGTTTAAACGCACAATGGTTGCAAAGTCCAGCACCGATACCCTCGCCATTGCCCAATGGGTTTACAACCAACTGCCCAAGACCGCTGATGCCCCCCAGCAGGACGGTGATCCCCATCAACCCCAAGATGGTGACGCTGGTGATCAGGACGGTCAACCCCAAGTAGGCGATCAAGCCCAAGGCGATGCCACTCAGGACGGTCAGAATGCCCCTACAAGCCCCGATCAGGGTCAAGGCAATGGTGACCCCAAGGGTAACCCTGACAATGGCGCTGATGCCCCTGATGCAGGCACTGCCAAGCCCATCACTTCCAAGACTCAGGCAGTCTTGGTCGAGCCCAGCAATCAAGCCCCCAAGGGTCAGGCAACGCACGGTACATATGCCGAGCATTCATCACTCAAAAAAGATGGCGCTCATGTCGGTACGAGTCAGCGCATCCCCTTGATCAATGCAGTGCCTGCTCGCCTGCGATTTGAAGTCAAGCGCCTGTTCGATAATAGCGACACAAGCGACTACAACCCCAACCAACGTGCAGGCAAGATCAACTCACGCACGTTGAAGACGATCCCCAGCGGCAACGTCAATCTGTTTAAACGCCGTGAAGAGGTCGAGGGCATCGACTC